TCGTCCTTTGCTTCTTCTAAATATTTTTTACAATTTGCTAAAGTCATTATGCTACCGTCCCGTCAATTATTCCTTTACGGATTAACTGTTTTATAAGAGTGGCTAAAACATCAGAAGTAACTCCTAACGTTCCTGTATTAGCGTCAAAATCGAAATCCTCTGTGTAATTAGTTACAGCAAATTTCGGCATTGCTCCCGAAGAATCAGAACGTAAGGTGTCTCTAACACCGCCTTGAAGAACTGCTGCCATCTTAGTTAATTGTGTCTGTTAGTTTAAATACAGCGTTAGGGTTTGGTCTTATTGCTTCTCCCTCTTGCCATACTCTAACTGTCTTACCGATACCGGGCTCATCGATGATGGCCGAAGTCATTGGCATAAATTCTCTCCATATAACTGCTTTTGATGGGCTAAAAATAGTTACAGTATCAGTTGGTCTATTGGGGTCGCTTACAATTCGAACACCTAAGAACTGCATTAAGTCTCCACCATCTACTTTAGAACTTGAGAAGCCCGGTATACTTGATCCTTTAACAGTTATTAACCATCTTAGTAACCATTTCTTTTCTGCCGGATTCATGTATGCGATTAAGTCTGAGCTTGAATATCCATAGTTTTCGATAGCTTCTATTGCTGCTAAGAAGTCTAACATTGGGTCTGCGTCTGCGTCTACGTTCCAACCTGAGCCTGTTGCTGCTGCTGTTTGTGCCCCTGCTGCATCTAATACAGTTAATAGTCTTGAGTCTACTTTCTTGTTTACTGCTCTAGCAGCGTCTTTAATGATGTCTCCCCAAATATCAGGGTCACTATCCTTTAAATCCTCAATACTTAACATTGGTGATGTAGCAAAAAATTTCTTTACATAAGATGTTGTCCTTGTATAAGAGTTTTCAATAGCTACAGGCATGGCCTTACTAGATGTCTCAATCATATCTGTAACAATTCCAGTAGTTACGGGAGAAGTTAAATATCCTGCTGTTTTACTATACCATCTAATTTCTCGAGCAGAAGTCGAAACAACTCTAACATATTTTTTAAGAACTATGTCTACATCTGCGAAGCCTTCTACTAACTTCTTAATGTCTATTCCCCGGATTTCTGCTTGTGCTGCTGTATCTGCCATTTTAAGAGTTTGCCGATTGATGATGTGGTCTCAATTCGAATAAGAATGATTCTGCACTTGTTGCTGTCTCGAAAGCAATACCTACATAGTTACCTGTTGTAACTGGTGCGTTTGCTAGTTCGTTACTATCACTTGTTGAAGCGTCTGTGTCTATTGCTAGTCCAACAGTTACTCCACCATTTCCTGCATAGCCTTTAAATATTCCGCCTCTATAAACGCCTATCTTAGTTTTACCATCAGAAGCTATTTTTTCTTCTGCTGCGATTCCTGCAACTATATCACCGTCTCCGTCAGCTAAAGCAACTGTCATTAAGTCAGTCATTTTAAGAATTGCGCCTTTTTCAATACCTGTGCCATCTGCGCACGTCATAGGAATAGGTGTTTCAGTTTCAAAAACTAGTGTTACTTCGTTTGCCATAACTAATATCTATTACTGAACTATTTAAATGTTTTGTTATTCGGTTAACCGAATAACTTTAATTCTTCATCACAAAGCTCTATCATTCTACGATTTATTTTGAGGTTTCTCTCCTCTGCAGCTATTGCTTCTAAACACTTTTCCTTAGTGTTAGTCCAAAAGCTCTCGTCTGTAGTCTCTGCAACTTTTAAACCTAAGTCTTCATCTTCTATCATTGTGCGTTAATTTCTCCATTCATTACCTTAGCTGCATACTCTTTTGATGTTTCAGGTATTACTGGCTTAGCTTCGATATGTCCACCTGACGTCGAGCTCAACATTTCTTCCGCACGTGCTTCTTCAAGCTTCTTTCTTTCTTCTTGTAGGCTTTCCCTTTCTTTCTTAATGTCGTCTCTAATAACACGAGCCTCATCAACAATAGAAACAGGTTTATCATCTTCCTTAGAATCCTGTTGTATTTTTTGTTCTTCATCTTCCATAGTTTTATATGTTTTTGTATCTTTATAAATTTATCCTAAAGACGCTGTAATTATTTTAAAGGCATTATCTCCCGTCTGTAGTACCATTCCACCCAATAAAACATAAAGTAGTCTCTTAATAGTTTTTAACTCTGTCTCTACACACGCCACTCTCTCTCCTATATTCATTGGCTATACCTCTCTGATAGAGTTAACATTTCGTATTCTGTTGTTGATGGTGTTGTAAGTGCTAGTTGCATCTCTCGAACTAAAGCGTCTCGCTCTCCACCTAAAGAATAGAAAGAGCTAAACTCTGCCAGGTTAGGTATTGCACTCTCAAACTTTGCTACATCTGAGTTAGTGTCTACCAACATCTGAACGTGAGCATCTTGGATAATCTGTAGTTGTTGGTTAAACTGTGATAAATATTCTTCTTTGTTACTTGGGTCTGCCTTAGTCATTGTTGCCCAATCTTTTAGGGTTTGTTTTCCCTCATCTAAAACTCTCTGTTGGGCTGTTGTTGTGTCCCTTCTCTGGCTTTTCATATTGCTTATTATTCCGCTAGTAACACCTGAAACAAAACCTACGGCTCCACCTATCACCGCCCCCCCTACTGCTCCTACTCCTGTCCCAACTCCCGGAACAACTGAGCCCCCCACCGCCCCCGCAGCTGCAAACCCTGCTCCAACTTGACCTGCTAGTCTTATTGAGCTAGGGATAGAATTTACTATACCAACTGTTATGGCTTCTTGTTGTGAGATGTCTGTTGGTATTATTCCTGTTGATGGTTGAATTTGTCCTACTTGTTGACCTAATACTGCTCCTGCTTGTTGTTGTCTCTGTTGTTCTAAAGCTCCCGCCGCCCCAATGCCTGTATTCTTTCCTTGTATTCTCGCAATAATATTCTTGTCTATTGCTTGCTGTTCTCTTGTGTTTGGTATAATATTACCGAATCTGTCTACTCCTTGATTAGGATTTTGTCTGGATATTTCTGTAACTTGCTCTTGAGTTAAAGGTTGTGGTAGTTGTTCCCGTTGCTTTTCTTGTGGCTGTGGTCTCTCTGGCATAATACACACTCCATTAGCTTGATCCCATTTTCCACCATTAGCCTCACATTGTAACTGAGCTCCTGACTTCTTATCTTCTATACCTCTCTTAAGTGCTTTCTCTGCTACGTCTTGAAGACCTGTTGCGAAGGGTCTTATTGCTCCTACCATTATTCTCTAGGAAGCGACGCCTCCACATCGTTAGGCTGAATGCTTGTCTGCCCTGTATTTTTTTGCTCTGTCTCATTTACGAGCCCACCTAAAGATGGTGGTCTGTTAAATATAATCTCTATTGAATGCTGTAAGAGTAAGTCTCCCTCTAGGTCTTTCTGTTCCTTTGTGTAGATAGGCTCGAATATTACGTGCCCCATCTTCCCCCCTACTTCACTAGTTCCGTCACTAGTGGCTATACTTCTTGGAACTCCGAACGTTTGGTAAAAGAAGTTTTCCAAATAACTTATCCATGCTGTCCTATCTTCACTACTTCTGCTTGGGTAAGGCTCTATTTTTGCTGTGTCCTTAGGTAGTCCTAACATCTCCCCATTATCCACAGCTTTCTCTATTGCTGCGTTAGCAAAAGATATTTTACCTGCATTGTTTGTATCATAGTAAACAATACCTAGCTCTTTGTCTCTGTGCTTGATTACTCTCTCATCTGCTAAGGCTTCATTCCTTGCGTCAATAATCCACTTAGTAGCGTCTATTTGGCTTGTTCCGTGAACTTGGTCTCCTATCCTCTTGTTGCTTGAGTGTAGCATATTCTCTTTTTGAATTGGCTTAAAAGCTTTTCCATTCCATACATCATACCTTTTTATAAGTCCATTCTTTCCGTAAACAATCCTCACCCTCTCTGGGCTTATTGGTATCATATTAAGGATTATGCCTTTCTTATTTTTCTTAACTTCTATAAAGGCATCTCCTACAACTAACTTAACTACCTCATGATTCCACATAACCTGCTCAAATGTGTCCTTTCCCATTCCCGAGACGTGGTTTAGTTGTATCTTAATTGTGCTATCTTTTGTGTCCCATCCTTTACCTACTGCCCATGTTGATAATGCGTTTGCTGCGCTGTAAATTTCTGGTATACTAAAGTAGTAGCCGAAGTTCTGTGGCGCCTTGTCAAAGTACCAATAATACTCTCCGTCTATTGGGTTTGCCTCGTCTAGTGTTTTCTGATCTACTATGAAGTCTGCGACTTGGTTTGTGAAGTCTGTTGTTGTTGCTTTGCTTATGTTTAAATTTGCCATTTTATAAGTCTAGTTTGAAAGGTATTTCTACTTTTAAAAATGTGAAATCTAATCCTCCGACGGCTGCGTCTTCGGGGTCGTGATAAACTAGAGTGTTGCTTGTTGTTGGGCTGCCTGTGTGTCCTTCTACGCTTGTCACATTTAATCTTAAAACGTCTCCTGTTGCGAAGTTAGTTTCTGCTAAGTCTATCTTAAAAATATTTGTTTGGTAATATGTTCCTAAAACTCCACCAATAGTAACGCCCGACGCTGTGCCCAAGTCTGTCTCTGTTGTTCCGTCCCATTTCCTTATGGTTGCTGTGAATGTTGCGCTTCCTGTGTTTCCCCCGCCGTAACTGTAATAATAGCTTACGGGCATATAGACATAACAAGCTCCGCCTATTCTTCTTGGCGAGTTAAATTCTGATAAATCAAAGTCTACGTCCATCTCTGGGTTTGCTCCACTTCCGCCCGATGTCGTAGTTACGCTTTTTATTGGGTTTGTCTTAAGAATGTATTTTA